AATTGACCATCTTGCTGCAGCACCGGACCAGTGGTGATCTGCACTGTGGTGTTAGCTGCGCCGCCACCACCCATTGCGCCGACAACACCACCTTCGGCGAATGCAGGGATGACGTTACGGCCACGCAACCCGCCGAGATAGTTGGCTGCGGCCTTGGCCATCTTGTGCTCGGGGATGATGTATTCAGGACCAGCCTCACCAACCATGGCCAGGGTTGGACCTGAGACAACACCACCAGCGGCGAAGGCTGGCACGCTCACCTGCGGGACCAACGGGATATCTGGAGTGGGCAAGCGGTTATAGCCTGCGATCAAGTTATTGATAGTGCGCGTGCTGTTGTTGATGCCATTAGCAATGAACTGCAGCAATCCGCGGAAGATCGTCTTGATTGCGTTGATGGCTGCCGTGAACGGTGCTTGCAGTGCTTTGCCTAGAAGAGCGAAGCTGCCTGTCAGGCTTTTGACAAGCACATTCCCGAACTTGATTAGTGGTTCAACATAAAGGTTATAAAAAGCCTTACCTGCCATCTGCCACCCTGAAGCGATGGCCTTAAGAACTGCAGCGATCTGATCACGGAATGCGTAGATCGCAACGCCTGCTGCGACAAAGAGTGCAACGATTCCTACCGGTCCTGTAATCAACACGATGAACGCAGTGGCAAGGCCAGCGAGAATGGTGCTGGCACCCGCCAACGCACCACCTGTTGCAAATAACCCGGCGATGGCGCTGCCGATTGTGATGATGGATGCGATCGCCGGTGCTAGTGCTACTAACGCTGTTAGTAATCCACCGAACAAGAGAATCGCAGACTGCAGTGGTTCAGGCAATGCCGAGAATCCTTGGATCAGTCCCACCAGCGCCTCGGCAATCGCTGTGATGGCAGGCAGCAATGCCGTCACGGCATCACTAAATGGTCCAGCCAACGCAACACCAATGGCATTCAGCGTGTCGTTGAACTTATCTGATGCCTGCGCCAACTCTGTGTCAATCGTTGCTGAGTATTGACTAAGAGCTTCACGGCCTTGATTCAGGAGCGGAATCAGATTGACGCCACTCTTGCCGAACAACTCTTGCGCGAGCGCTGCTTTCTCAGCACCGTCTGGCAGCTTGGCAAAGACATCCGAGATCGAGAGCATGATCTCATCAAGGCTCTTCACCTTGCCGCTTGAATCAAGCGCGCTGATGCCAATCTTGTTCAGCGCTTGCGATGCGCTGGATGCAGGATCAACAACACCTCGCGCCAGTCGGCTCATCGCCTTGGCAACCTCATCAACCGAGCTGCCACTATCAGCTGCAGCATTGCCGAAACGACTGAGGCTTTCAACAGCCACGCCGGTTCGCTGGCTTAAATCGTTCAGATTGTCTGCTGCATCAATGGTTCGCTTTGCGATCGCAGTCAACCCGGCCAATGCAGCGGCTGGTATCAACGATCCAAATCCAGCAGTGATCTTGCCTGTTACCTGGCCAAGCTTGCCGAATGCGCCTGCTGCGCTAGTAGCTTGCTGGCTTGTCTTGCCCAGTGCAGCATTAAGCGCATTGATTTCATTGGTGCCATCGACCTTGGCTCTGATGGTCAGAGCCGTAGTCATGTCCAACGCCATGGCTTAATCCTTGCGGCTGTTGACGATCTCAACCACTTTAGCCTCGATCACCTGCAGGTCCTCAAGCATCATGCGTGGGTCGTCGACCTGATACAGATCCATGACCCATCGCACAGCGCCATAGTCCAAACCGACGATGCCGGATGATCCGGCACGCCACTGCGTCTGCACCCTGAGGAACAGCTCAACCACTGGCCACGCATCAGCGATCACTTCGTAGGGCTCGTTGCGTTGACTGAGATCTGGCAGCACCAGCCCGAATGCTGCAGCGTCATCCTCAGTTTCATCGATCGTTGCGCCACTGGCCCAGTACTCAGCGGCGCCGATCAGTTTTTTCGCTTCTGCTCAACAAGCGACTCGAAGTATGCGCCAATTAATGCGCCAGCCACCATGGGCACATCAAGCAACTGAGCCTTGGCAGCCTCAGTGAATGGCACCTCATCACCATCGGCATCCACCACGCCAGCCCAACCGACGAGCAACTCATCGGCAATGCTCTGATCTGTCACGCCATTGTCGAGATCCTCATTGTGCTCAGCAGCCTTGAGGCGTTGCTGCGCCAGCTGTTGGATCTCATTGATGCGGCTTTGCGGTAGTCGCTTGAAGACCGCATCAAATGTCGACTTCTCACGCTTGCCGCCATCAGCCGGCAGGCGAAGCACCACCGGCCAGCTGTAGCTCTGCGATTGACTGAGGACAAATGCCATGCGATCAGGTGAAGACCAGACTCATCTCATTATTGCCTGCCGAGGTCGGAACCGCAATGAATGGCAGGTTGAGCATCTGGATGCCGTCTTGGTCTGAGTAGGTGAGGTTGCCTAGGTCAGACTGTGCCGTGGTCATGGTTACGCGGTTGCCAGCGGTCTGACCATGCTGGAAGGTGATGCTGCCGGTGCTGGTGCCGGTTGCAATGGCAAAGAAATCTTTCTCTGCCATGGTCGGTGCTTCGATCACCACGGTGCCGCTGGGTGCGCGGTTGGTGATCATGATCTCTTTGGTGCAACCCACCAGCTCGCGGTAGATCACATCATTGGCCATGTTGAAGCTGTAGCTCATCAGGCATCCGGCATAGCTGAATGCACTGAAGCTGATGGTGTTGCCTTCCTTGAAGATCAGAGGCGATGCTTGGTTTGCATAGGTCGGCGTCGGCAGTGTCTCATCGCTCGGTGCGTTGTAGATGCCGGTCATCGTGAAGCTGATGAAGGGGATCTGACCCACTTCACAGTTCATCTCGAAGGTACCGCGGCAACCCGTGACCTTATGGCGGATACCGTCTTGGTGGTAATAGATGGTGCAGCTTTCAAAGCCGCTGCTCTCAGGCGCATAGGTTGCGCTGGTGCTGGTGACCAGCGTTTCGCTAAGACCGCAGCTACGCAGCACCGGGCCATAGGCAGGGGCAGTGCCAGCGGTGCCAGAACCTGCGAGCTCTACCTCGAACGTCACCTCGACGCGGGTCTGACTCAGCAGTTGATCAGATTGCCCGAGGTAAGGCCGCACCAGTTCGCGGTTAACGGTCTCTGCCAGTAACGGCTGGATCTCAAGGTTGCGCACCAAGATCGCATTGCTCGAGCCAGTCGGTGTTGGATCCGTGCCGTAGGTGGATTCAATCTTCGCCAGGATCAGGCGTCGGCGCGTCAGAACTGATGCCATCGGTGGCTACCTCGATTGTGGGATGAGGGGCCGGCTGTGTCCGCTCGACGAGCTTTCGCTTGCCGGTTTTGGTGTCGACCAGATAGCTCCCGCCCTGGCCTTTGTATTCGTCTTCCATCGTAGCCGCTACGGACTCTGTGCCAAATTAGCAACCCTGGTTCGATACTTCACCACGTAGTCGCAGGTGATCACACCAGATGGCTGATCAGCCTCCTGCAGATCGAAGTTCACGGTTGATGGCTGCACGTCATAGGCAAAACCATTGCACGTCAGATCCGTCATCAGCCTTGCGTGCAGATCCTCGATGATCGGATCAGCAACCTGATCAGGGATATTGCCGCGCACGATCACAGCAACGCGCACCGTGAGCGTCCAGTCCAGAGTGGGAGCGCTTGTCAGCTGTTGGCATGTATCACTGATCGGCTCCACCACGATGGCGGGCAGCTCACCACGCGCCAGTGGCTCCACACGGCTGCGGTAGATCCGCGTGCTTACGCCAGTGGTGCCGGTCAGGTTGCTGCGGATCCTGGCCAGGATCGACTCACGATGGGTTGTCATGCGTCGCAGCAAACACTCATGGTGATGCTACGGCCGCTGCTGATGCTGGTCACATCCAAACGCAGGTAACGGATTGCATAGTCGCAATAGGTGTGGATGTGATTGCCTGCGTCCTTGGTTTTGGCCTCACCAATGTTCGCCCAATCAGTCCCGTTCATCGAACCCTGAATGTGGTAGGTCACTTGCCCGCCGACAATCTTTTCAAATGTGGTGAAGACCGTGCCATCCACCTCAATGGCCGCAGAGCTGCTAGCGGCGTTGGAAATGGTGGCAAATGTATGGATGTTCTGCGGACGATCCGCATTCCCGCCGTAGATGGTGCTCATGTCTTTTGCAATCCGAGTTGCACGAACTTGCCGTCATCCATGAGCATGGTCTCTCTGACGGTGTAAGCAGCCCCATCCACAGTGATCGAATCGCCGCGAATGAGACTGCCGAAGCTTGAGGTTCTGGTTGTCAGCGTGTAGTCGGTGCTTAGCACCATCCCATCGCTGATCACCTGGCTTGGCATGTCCAGGATTCCCTTTGCAGTAACAGCGCCAGCCGTGCAGCTAACGCCGAAATCTGCGAGGAACACATCCAGATCCTCAGTGAACGCCATGATCAGCCGTACTTCTTAGAACCGAGAGCCACCACGGAAACGGCGCCGGTGCCAGTGCCACCGGAGACGGTGAAGAGAACGCGAACGTAACGACGCAGGTCGTTGCTGTTCAGGTAGATCTTCTCCTGAAATGCGGTGTTAGCAGCAGCAGCAGTGAAGCCGCCACCGGTCACATCCACGAAATCGCCAGAAGTGGTGGTGTTGCTGTGCTGAATCTTGGCGGTCAGGGTGACGCCAGAGCCGGCAGCAGCAGCATCGATGATGAAGGCAACGTCGCCCTCATAATCCACGAGATCAACGTTGGCGGGCGTGCCAGCGCCGGTGGATGCGACGACTGCATTGTTGTGCAGCTCGAGCAGATCGGTTTTGGAACCGAGGTTATGGATGGTCATTGTCTTGCCCTCCGTCTGGGGGTGGTTGGTTTGGATACAGGTTGAGCGATGGTCTCAACCACGTCTGCCACTAGGGCGACAGCTTCAACGGCTTTGCCGATACCAATCAAGAGCTTGGCGTCAGAGGGGGAAGCCTCTAGGACTTCCCCGATCTTCACCACTCGGCCCGAAAGCATCGTCTGCCGTAGGACCTTGATCAACATGATCAGAGGGTGTTGTTGCCGCGGCTGAAGGATTCAGGATGACGGACGGCGATGTCCACATCCTGCATCGCAACCACGCGGACGGTGCCGGAGGTGCTGTTGGTGTAGGGGTCCACCATCAGATCAAGGCCAGAGAAGTAGCCGATGATCAGGTCGGCGAAGTTGCCGAACCACAGATCGCCGGAAGCCACCTGGTTGGAGAGAACGCCTTGATAGCCGTTCACCTCGTTGCCTTCCATCACGAACAGGCCGGAACCTGCATCCTTGGCTTTGGTCTTCAGACCACCGCGCATCGCGGCGTTCATCAGATACACAGGGTTGCCAAGCAGCGCGTTGGCGGTAGCCACGTCGCTCTCAAGTGCCACCACCTCAGCGAAGGTAGGGGTGTCAGCGGCGAAGTCCTCGGTGCCGATGCCAGTGGTCAGCTTCAGGCCGAGGGGCTCACCGTTGGAGCCAGTGCCATACAGGCCAGCCAGATCGATCTTGAGTGCCAGCACACGTGCCAGGTCGGTGCGCACCATGTTCTCCACATCAATGGAGGACTGGATCATCAGGCGGCGGCTGTAGTCAGTGAAGGCAGCCACGGTCTTGGGAGTCAGGCTCACCTGATCCACGGTCTGCTGCGACTCGGTAGGAGCACCGGACTCAGCAACCCAGTAGGCAGTGCCAGCGCCGGACTGACGGGGGATTGCCACGTTGCCGGTGAGGCCGGTCAGCACGGTGGCGCCAGCCTGATCCAGAGCGGAGGCATTGCGCAGCAGATCAATGAAGCTGCCAGCGTCGAGCTCAGTAGCAACCAGGTTGCCGCCAGCGGTAGCAGCGCCAACGGTCAGGTCACGGCGCAGCACATCCTGAGGGATGGTGATGCCGCGGGACTGGCGGCCAAGCTTGGCAGCAGCAGCTTCCGATGCTTCGATCTCAAACGCAGCAGCCTCACGGGCCGAGCGATCGGTCGGGTTTGCCAGATAGTTGATGGCACGCATGAAGGAGAAGCTGCGGCTCTCCTGCGCGGTCAGTCCGATTTCAGCGGCGCTCATGGTTACGGGCTCCTGTTTGATGTCGAGGTTATCGAGCACAGCAGCGCGAGCATCGTCGATAGAACGACCAGACTCGATCAGCTGGCGGCCGAGGTCGGCCATGTTGTGCTTGTCGCACAGTGCAGAGATGCCAGCGATGCGGGAGCGCTCAGCCTCAGCGGCTTCGGCCCGCACCACTGCCAGATCAGGGGTGGTGGTTTCCATTGCAGGAATGGGATCAGGTGTAGGTGCTGCCGAGGCAGCTTGCTCGGTCTCGAAGGATCGGCCGATACCGACGCCGGGATCAGCCGGCACCGATACGACGGAAACTTCATAAGGAGACCAGGCAGTAGCAACAAAGTCACCACTGCCACGCTCTTCCATTTTGTCGATGGAGTAGCCAAAGGAGACATTCCTAAGAACGCCATCCTTTACATCACTCAGGATCTCCTGAGCGAATGCGTTGCGGCTGAACCGCACACGTGCATAACCGCGGCGTTTCTTGCCGTCGATGTAGGCACGCTCCACAACACCAATCACGCGATCAGGGTTGTGGTTGAACAACAGCGGTGCACCATCGTTCAGGCGGCTGAGATCAGCTGCTTTGCCGTCATGACTCAGGATCTCATTCCCGAAGTAACGAGCGACCGGATACTCAGAGCTGAAGGGGAACTCATAGGTGCGATCCTCAACCTCATCAAAGGTTGTCAGCTCAGCGCGCTGGTGGCGGCCAAGACCGGGCATCGTGCGCTCTTCGCCGGTGGCCTCCTCGAACATGATCGGATCCATTTCATGCTCGCTCAACCAAGTGCGCGCTTCATCTGGCGTGAACTGCTGCGCATCAAACCGCACTGCCTGGATTTCGCTTGCTCCTTCTTTAATGCCATAGATGAAATCAATGCCGTCACCGCCGGCATCGTTCTCACGGCGAAGCTCATCGTACTGATCGGGATCAGTCATTCTCGCCGCATGTTCATTTGGATAAGGGCGCGCCTCTTCCATTTGTCTATCCTGCAATGCCTTGATTCTATCCGCCTTCTCATTCGCCCAAGTCTGACCCGGATCGCCGCCCCATGCAGCCCATGCCACGCGGCCCGGTGATGGATAGCCATCCTCTCCGGGGCTGAATCCCTCGCCCTGCTTGTCAACCTCGTGGCGCGCGAACCATGCCGCCATCGTGATCACGGTGTCGGGGCTCAGCTCATCACCGCTCAAGATCTGACCAGCACGCCGCGCTGCAACCTCAGTGCCGCCTGCTTCGCCATCAGCCTTCCAATCCCGATAGCGCTGCGCTTCTTCCTTCATGCCCTCGGTGGGCGTGAGATCAACCTGCTCGCCTGCAATCGTTGCCATCAGTCTTCTGGCCCTTCGGTGGGATCCTCGAGCACTGATTCTTCTTCGTACTCTTCTTCTTCCATTGGCGCGCCTGTCTCTTCAAACGCAGGCACCGCGTCCTGATACAACGGCGGTTGCGCGTTGCCGCCGCTTGTCACCTCACTCGGATCCGTATCCAGCACGATGTCCATCTCGTCGAGCATCGCCAGCTCAGCCTGACGTGCCACCAGCACATCATCCAGATCGCCGCCCTGCTCGCTGATCACCTGGCCCAGCGTCTTGAAGCCACAGCGCACCGCATCCTTGTAGGCGTTCACTTCCTTCTGTGGATCCACCCACTCCCAGCTGCGTGGGATCCAGCGGCTAGCGCGGTAGCGATCTGGGTTGGTCTCATACGCCGGCAGATTCAACACACCACTGAGCACCGCCATCTCGAGCCAGTTCTCGTAGACGATCTGATGGAAGTTCTCAATGAAGAACCGCTGCAGCACCTTGTACGTGTCGCGCTCCTCGAGCAGGCTCAGCCGACTGCTGCTGTAGTTGCTCTCTGAGAAGTTCTTGCTGATGCTCTCGAACGACACGCCAACGCCAGCGGCTACAGCGCGCAGCATCGATCGCGTGAACGGTTCCAGCTGGCCGTCCGGAGCATTCAGATCCGGCACCGTCACGCTCTGACCAGGCGCCAGATACTTGAACACACCAGGGGTGAACTCGCTCACCCGATCGCCCTCGTAAACCTCATCACCGATCAGCTCACCTTCAGGGCTGCTGATGAAGCCCATCAGCGCCGAACTTGCACGAGCGCGCACCACCTCAGCCTCCTCGTAGCCCTGCAGCATGTGCAGCCGCATCAGCGCCGATGCGAACCACGTCACGCCACGCGTCTGCCCCGGCCGCTCGGGCAGGAACAGGTGAATCACCTCATCAGCAGGAACACGCACTCGGCGGCCATTGGTGCGCGGGTTGCCGGCGTAGGTGTCGCCAGGATGGTTCGCATAGAAGTGGTAAGCCTGCGGCCGCAGGTAGCCATCCACCTCGATGCCCATCCGCACGGTGTTGCCTTCAGCAGCTTGCGGGATGTCGTCGTCGATCAGGTAATCAGCCTCGAGCACCTGCAACGCAAACGGCACCTTTGACCCACCGAACGGCTGGCGGATCATCCGCACGAACACCTCGCCGCTCTCCGCCAAACTGCGGCACAGCAGGCGCTCCATATCGTGGAAGCCCAGCAGGCCGCTCACATCACAGCGGCTCTTGTGCATCCACTTCTCCCATGCCTCGTGGATCTGGCCGTTGATCGCCTCATCCAACCGCCCGCCACGCTGCATCCGCACCTGTGATTGGTGCCTGATGCCGTGCCCGATCACATTGTTCTGAATGCTGCGCAGCGCCTGCCGCGCATAGTCGTTGTCACGGCACAGCTGCCGCGCACGATTGCGTAGCGCCTTGAAGCTGCTCTTGATCTCGCTGTCGGCACTGGTGCCGCTTGTTACCCAGTCAGCCGTCAGCCTGCTGACCCTTGCACCCTGATACGCCCGCGCACGAGGCCGCACAGGCTCAAACCCCATTGCCTTGAACAGCCGCGTGCGCAATCCCATCAGAACCTCACGAACAGGTTGTGCGGATTGCCGAGACCATTGGCCATCAGCTGCGCCATCTGCTCTCGCTTCACCTCAGCCTTCAGCTTAGATTCCAGCGCCATCAGATCACTCAGGCTGTAACGGCTCAGGCTGCGGTTGCCGATGCTGTATTGCTGCACTGCACCACCGCTGATCAGCGATCGGATTGCAGCCTGCACCGCCGCCAGATCCTGCTCGAGCTGCGTACGACCATCAAACGCACCGGGTGTGCCTGCATAGCTCAGCGCCCGCTCAACTGTCAGCTGCCCTGCACCCAGCGTGATCACTGAGCCGGCCTTGCTCGCAATCGCCTGCCAATACCACTGGCCAGCATCGAATCCGCCGCTGGTGGCCGCCGAGATCGTGAACTCCCAGCCCGTGCCATATGCCGTGCCAGTTACGTTTGAACCCTCGCTGGCCGCGTCAAATCTCAACCAGTAAGTCAATTCGTAATCCGCACTGCTGACGATGTTTCCTAGGTTGTCAACACCAGCAGCATCACGCCAACGCACCGTGTCACCAGCTCGGAAAGAACTTGGAATGTTCACGGTTCGACTAACACCTTTGTGTTGAGTCTACCCAACAAGTAGGTCCATGCCTAGCCACGCCCTGCCACCCTGGCGGCCTTCATGATCGAATCAAGCCTGCGCTCTACCAGTTCGACACAAACGCAGGCTGCGCCCTAGTTTCGCGAGCTCGTCTGGCGGGTGCCTTCTTGCCAAGCTCGAGCTGCTGCGCCAGCTGATCCCACATCGTCGCCTGATTCATCCTCCGGCCATACAGCAACATCGCCGCATATGCATAGACCATGCAATCCAGCGCTTCGTTGCGATCGCCTGCCTTCTTTACCCATTCTCGAATCGGGAACCCGCGGTGATACCGCAATGCCTGCCGTTCGCTGGTCACCTGCCTGAAGTATTCATCATCAGCGGCCATGCCGAAGTTCAACCCGCCAGCCTGTTGGTTGTGGCGCAACCGGCCGAACAGCGTCGTCTTAATCGTGTCGGTGCCCAGCTGATACAGCGTCACGCCACGCTTCAGCACCTTGCCACGCCAGTTGACGTCAACCTTGCTGCCCTTGCCAACGGCTGGGCTATTGCGCCTGCTGCTGCCCTTGATCGCTACCACGCATTGGCCCACACGATCTCGCACGTAGCGGTACACCTCATGCGTGCAGTGGCCGCCAGAGTCCACAGCCATCTGCGCGACCTTCAACGTCTTGCCGTTCTCCGTGTCCCACTCAGTCGCGAGCACCTGATCCAGCTGGCCCCATACCTCCGTCTGCGTCGGGTCACCCATCAGCTCCTGGTGCCAGATCATCCAGCCCGTCTCGCCTTCACCCCAGCCCCAGACCGTCACCGCTAGCCGGTTGTCCTGCACGTCAACGCCAGCAGTGAGCAGCACCACGCCAGCAGGGCACAGCCCACTGCGATACGCGAGCCGGCGTTCCATCAATCCATCGGCGCTGATCTTCGCCGCATAGTCCTCCTCCCATGTCTCCGCCAGTCGCGTGTTCACGAACGCCTTAAGCGCCGGTGCATCGCCCTTGGCCCGTAGGAAATCATCCACCAGCTGCTCCCAACTGCACCAGCCCAGTGGGCTGTAGAGCCCGCTCAGCTGGAAGCCAGCCGTTCGGCCATTGCCGGCCGGTGCCGTTGCACGCCATTCACCAGCACGCAGCATCGCCGGCTTGTGCAGCTCCTCGAATCGCTCGCTGCAGTGCTCGCACTGATAGCGCACCGTCTCCGGCTTGCGGTCATCCCATTTCAGCTGGCCCCATTTCAGCCATTCCATTGCGCCGCACTTCGGGCATGGCACATAGAACCGCCGCTGATCGCTGCGCAGATACTCCGCCTCGATCCGGCTGAAGTCCTTCACGGTCGGTGTGCTGGTCAGCAGGATCTTTCGTCGCGCGAACGTCGTCGTCCTGCGCTCCGCCAGCGCCACCGGGTCGCCCTCACCATCCACATCACTGGGAAAGCCGTCCACCTCATCGCAGAACAGGTACCGACACGGCGCTGATCGCAAGCCCGTCGCGCTATTGGCACCCGTCAGCAGCATGATGCCGCCGCTGAATTCCTTGCTGAACATCGTGTTGCCGGAGTCCCGCGCCCTAGCCGGTGCAATCTTCTCCGCCAGGCACGGCGTCTCCGTGATCATGCTCTCCAGCCGCTGCTTGCTCAGCCGCTTCGCCATCTCCACCGTCGGCTGCACGCACAGCATCGGGCCTGGTGCATGGTCGATCACATAGCCCAGCCAGTTGCTGCCCGCCTCTGTCTTGCCCGTCTGCGCCGCGAACATCATCACCACCCGCTGCACCGTGCTCTCGCTGCTCAGGCAGTCCATCGGCTCTCGCAGGTATGGCGTGCGATCGGTACGCCATGGCCCCGGCTCCGCGCTTGCCTTGCTGCTCAGTCGTCGATACCGATCAGCCCACTCGCTCACCGTTAGTGGCTGCTCAGGCCGCAGCCCATCGAAGAACCCATCACGCCACGCGCTATTCATTGCACAGCTCCACCAGCGCTGCACGGTGCTCCTGCGTCAGCACCTGATGGATCACGGTCGGATCCGTCTCACCAGCCAGCTGGTGGCTCAACCGATCCGCCAAATTCGCCAATGCTTCCCGCACGCCGCGGCCAACCTTAAACGCTTCCTTCTTCACTTCATCAGCAGGCACCAGCTTGCCACGCTGCTGCGTCACCTGCAGCTTCGCCAGCTCCGCCTGGTAGTGCTCCCTGCGCGCACGTGATTCGTTGAGATCAGGGATCGCATCATCCGGCAGCCCCTCCACACGCCGCTTCAGCTCCGCTGCATCACGCGGTGGTGGGTCCTCCACTGGATCGGCCCGCCGCACCTTGCTGTTGTGCGTTGCCTTGGTGTTTTTGTCCCATAACTCGATCGCAAGATCACGATCCAGCCACCGCTTGCCATCCTTCTCCACCACCGCAGCAGCGATGCGCGCCTTGCTCGCTGCCGTCACCGTGCCTTTCGCGCACCCCTTGATCGCTGCAAACTCACTAAACGTGACTAGCAAGCCTTAATCACTCCTAGTTCAGTTCAATACTATGCAACTATTGAACTCTCAAACTGGGATTGGGGTGAGATTAGCGAGATTT